CCGTTGATTGCTTTGTTAGTTAGGCTACTAGAGCCTGTACCAACAGCAACAGTTCCGTCAAGATGCAAAGACTGATCGAGGATCTTCTCGAAGCCCAGTCGAAGCACTTCCATCGCCTCATTGAACACATTTGTTAACTGCACAAGACCTGCTGCGCTAGAATTTCGTGGGCTCTGTGAGTCATTAATAAGAATACCGTTACCAAGTAAAAAATCTTCAGAAAACTGGAAACCATCGTGTGCAGAGTTCCAAGGATACTTAGCCTGTACTACAGTGTCGCGAGTATTATAAGTAACACCAGATGAAACGTTTTTTGTACCACCAGTGGTATCGCCAAACCATTCAAAGTTACTGTCATAATCTGTGCGAATCTGCTCAACGATATTTTGATTACCGCCACCCCAAGGCTTTTTCTTAGCCATTAGAGCTTTTAGCAGGGGACGCTCAGTCGCAACCTGGTCAATAGGTTTATTCTTTAAGAAATTCTCAAGAGCTACAAATCCTAGCTGGGCAATATCATTGGCATTTAAAGCTGTTTGAGCTGCCATTTTATTTCCCTCCTAAAGGAATGTAATTATTGGAACAGGGTTGGCCACACGAAGACCTATACGTGCTACTGGTGATGAATCCAGCTACATCTAATCCTGTCATTTGTGCATCGCATCAAGATGAGCCTGTAAAAACTCAGGCGTTACTTCTGCGGTGTCTAAAGTGGTTGCGCTTCCCACGCCTCCACTATTTCTGCCAGGTGCTAGGGGCCTAGACGATTTACTAGCATTTCCATTCTGTTGTGAAGCAATTCGCATTCCTTCACTCAATACATTATACTCGTTCTGCAAAAGAGGTAACCAATCCTGCGGTGGAAATTGAGTTTGTGATAATCTCTTTCCAACCTCTATCATAGCATCCTTCTTCAAAGAATAGTCAGCATCTGACTCTTGTATTTGATTCTCCCACTGAGTAATAGCTTGATATGCTGTGTTAGCAGCGGTATTATAACTCTCTTGATGCTGTGTATGATCTTGACTCATCTGATTAAAATTAGCTTGAGCCTGATCCTGAGCGCTATCTGTAGATCTTTGTGATGCTAACTTATTCGCCCAATCCTCGCTCATCTCTAGATTCTCTACAGCACTAGATAAATCCTCGTGATCGTTATAAGAAGACGATTCATTATCGCCTCTGTTTACACCTAACTTTTCACCAATATTATCAGCAAATTTATCCAATGCTTGCAACGCGTTAACGGCCTTGTTATAATCACCAGAGTTAAGATTATTAAACACATTCAATGACCAATTTAACTGGTCAGGATTAGTTGTAGAATTTAAGATATAATCTTGTAACTCCTTAGAACCAGATAACTCCTGGTTCGTTGCTTCCAACTCTTTAGCATGGTTGATCCAATGCTCAAATCTTTCTTGGGCTTTGGGTTTTAGGTTGCCATAAACATCGGCATCTTCTTCGCTTAAGTTTGCTGGCGTTTCGCTTCTCTCGCCGCTTGGAATCTCTTCTGTTGGTGTCTCTGATCTATCATCTTTTGTGTCGGCGGATACTTGCTGAGCTGCCTCAGCTTCTTTGTAGGTGGGAGTTTCAGTGGTTGTTCCTTTGTCGACTGAGGCATCTAATGTCTCCTCTGGTTCGTCAGCATGAATATTAGCGTATTCTTTTTCTAACACATTTAATGTATCTTCATAATCGTTAGTAGGTTCTACCTTTTCTACCTCTTGATTTTCTTCGGCCATTAAATTTCTCCCTGTGGCGTGCGTTGATTATTACGAAGTCGTTGATTTACTCTGTTTTCTGGTGCGTTTGCGACTTCATTCATTTGTTGCGGTGGTGCAGCTTGTGGTGGTTGAGAGGCGCTACCTGCCGAACCAGTTGAATTTCCCATAGCCTGTTGCATAACTTGATCTTGCATCATTAATTTTTGCATTTCTTCTGGTAACGGCGGTAAGAATTTACCAATATCTATTCTTTCATCAAAGCGTTTAAATGTTTCTTCTAACAGTTGTATGTAAGGATTAAATTGATCTGGTATACCCATTTGCCTAATTTGCTGAACAAATTGAATATTCTGCATAATGATTGGCATTAGTTCTATCCACCGCATCTTCTCAGCATCACTATCTGGCATGCCTGTGCTACCAGCCGCAATGTCTAAATATACAGAATCATATAATTGCTGTTTGTTTAGCATAGGCCAAAAAGCATGTGGTCCCGCTATTTCTATTGCTTTCTGTGGTTCCAATTCTTGAAGTAAAATCTCTGCTGCAAACCAAGCTAAATCTTTCAACCAACCCTCTGTTATATCAACTTTCTCTGCAACGCGAGTTGCTAAACCCGCCTGTTGAATATTTGCTTCTGTTGCTGTCTTTGCACGCATAACCCCGCCACGTTGGGCATCACCAAGACCACTTATCCATTCCATATCTGTACGCAACGCCGTTGTATCATATACAGCTGGGTTCATAGGTGGGGGATTAGAAGGTTGAAAAACAGAACGGACGTCCTGTCCAGACGCGTTTATTAACGCAATTTCCCCGATAGCGGCATTACTAAATACTTCTATATCTTCATAATTAACGCGAGAAGCATCTGCAATAAAGAAAGGAGCAGAAAGCTCTCTATGTTTCGCTTGTTGGGTGCGTATAGTATTGTATTCATCTTGCAATGACATAAGTAGTTCAGTTTCTGAAATAGGCCACTCTTCACCATCGATCCAATTTAAACCCAAAACAAAATAAGGAAAAAACTTGCTTCCCATGCGTTTTGGATAAAACGGATCCTTCACCCACTTTTCGCAACCCTCAACCCAAGTATATACTGTTTGCGTTGAACGATCCCAATATTCCCATACGGCCATAGCTAAATTAACATCTTCAGTTTGACCAGTTGTTGTGTGTCCATCTCTACGCAAACGATTTACTATACCATCCTGCGTTCTACGGTATATTGTAAACTTCTCAATTTCTTCTTTTGTAAGGTTAAATCTTTCCATAACATCTGTTGGTGTCATCCAAGTTACATTAGCAATCCACTTTGCTTGGTCATAATCTTGTAGTGTATCAAGAGATGTATCCATGCGAAAATCTTCTGGTCGAATAAATCCTATATTCAAACCTTCACGCTGCATTACCTCTACATTAGCTTGAAGAGAAGCAATAGTGTTTTGAACCTCTTCTATTAACTGATCTTTTTCACCCGTGTATTCATTATTAGATTGAAGTTGCTCTATATCACTTCTAATCATTGCTAAACTATCTTGTGCATCATTAAACTGTCTACTTACTAATGGATCTGTATAGTAATCTCTTTGGTAAGTAACCTTCACAACGCCAATTTTACTAGTCATGCAGGATCGTAAAACTTGTTTTGCAATCTTTTTTAAATCTGCATTTTTTAAAGATTCATTTAAAACAATTTGAAGCGTCTGAGAAAATAAATCAGCTATACGATATTCATAACCACTTGGTTCTACCCATGCATCCGGTCGTATTCTTATTTCCGGATTCTTTGCGTAAATATGAGGTAACAACCCCTGCAATGTAGCATGGATAATATTACCCTTAATTAATCGATTGCCTTCTTGTAACACCTGCGTGTCGGTCATTACTTGCGACCGTTCATTCAATCTACCTAATGCATATCTCCTTGCATGCTCTATTTCTTTATATTTGACCTTCCATTTTTTATATGAAAGCTCAACATTTTGTTGAAACTTTTTAAGCAAACCCGTAGCATTTGGATTTATCTGAGCATTTAAATCAGTCGTAGCACTGAGTACACCTAAATTATCGGCCATGAGCTATCCCTATCGTATAAGTCATCAATTTGGTCTAACCATTCCATTGTAAAGGGTTTTGATCCTTTATTCTTTGGTTTCGGTTTTATTGTTCTTGCGCGTCTCAACATTAATCCATATCTTGTTGCATCAAATAAATGATCTTCTGCGCTTGTATCTATATCCTCCACCCTTTTAGGGTCTGCAGGCAATGACGGAACCGTACGCAACCAATGCTTGCAGCTACTGAAAACCTTAAGACTTTGATTCGAAAGCCTATCAACAATCTCTTGCAAGCCCTGTACTCTAGATCCTGGACCTTTCGCACTAGACTCCCAAACAACACCATAATCAGCAAATACGTCTGCAACGCTTTTATGGCGACCGTCACGCATGAAGATCGCAGAATCTGCAACGTTGCTTTTAAACTTAACCTTAAGTTTTCTCTCAACATCTTCTGCATCGTTTATATCCCTTGCTATTTCTTCTATTGGTGATTCACTACCCTTGTTTGGTTTAGAACTCCAATAGCGTTCTCTATAGATATAGATTATACCATCATAGTCTTGAGTGAACCAGACACATCCAGCTGGAGACTTGTAACCATGGTCATATGATTTCCATCTTTTCCATTCTAAAGGGATCTCAAATGGTTCCACTACGTGTATCTTTGGATCCCATACGCCTTCGAAGAAAGCGCCTGGTGCTATGTTCCAATCACCATCCAACCACGCTCTTACAAGCCATTCTGGTCCACTCTTTTTGATCCGGTCAATGTAACCCGGGTCGTTCTCCATCAGAGGAGTGTTGTCTTGTATCTTAGACGGAATGAATATCGATTCCCCACCTTCGTTGTCAATGTATCTTTCTTTTACCCAGTTATGTCCGGGTCCACCTGGGTTAGCAGAGGCTCTGAATAGAACTGGTACGCCGGCAGCCGAACGCATGGTAGCCCCAAGCATATCAATAGGTTCTGGTGATGGCCAGTTGCCAAGTTCATCAAAACCTAGGAAAGTTACAGAAAAACCCTGCAACTTCATAGCATCAGAGTCTTCATCAAGATGCTTAAGCTGTAGCACAGCTCCGCTGGGCGCGACCCATTTTCTCTCACCAACCTTCCATTCCCAACCTTCTTGAACGAAGACGAATTGCCCCAGCTTAACTAGCTCCCCAGTTTCTGGAAACGTTCTGCGAAACAAAAGACCCTGTGCTTCTCTTCCATATTTCTCTGCATGCTTGCGAAACGCTAGAAGCATTCCAACACTTTTAGAACCTCCCCGTGCTCCTCCAAATAATATATGAGGATGCTCACTATTAACAA